ACCTTAGTCTGTTGACTTAAACTGGTTTGGAATATAAATTCCGGTTTCGCGCTAAGGGGGCTCACTACTTTAATCTTCAACCAAATTGGGCTTATTGTGGCCAAATGTCCGATTGTTCGGATACTTGCCCGGTTAGGTTGGCGTCCGGATGCTTCTAAAAGCCAAATCCTTCAAAAAGGGCTGACAGTCCACTAATACCACTTGCGGCGACACCGATCGGGCCGGGAATGTTGCTTGCAGCAGCCAGGGAGGATTTAATGATGGATTTCACTCTCTCCCACATTGATGCATTTTGGGCCGCTATCACTGCAACCGGCAAAGATCTGGCAACCGTACGGTATTCCTGAAGCGCGACCTCATCGAGAGGAGGCGAATCATGGCCGAATTGGTATAACATGGCGTTTGGATTTGGTCGATACTCAATGCAGGACCATGCCTTGAGTATGGCAGAGTTAACTGCGCCCTCAGGGGCCGAGACACGGATGACAATCGTGTCCATATTGCCCCATCCGACTACTCCACTGGTGGCTTCTGCTCCTGAGTCCATGGTAAAAGGTTGACCCGTAGAACCAAGGGACACATTAGCAGGTGGCAATGTCTGGATACCCTCCAATATGTCATTGAATTCAAAGTCAGGCTCGTTACAAGCCGACTGTGAAAACACTCCTTTGATGAATGACTCAGAGAAGTTGTCAGGCCCCACCGCTAGAACACCATCTAAACCAACAAGAGTATGAACTAGCGAACTGGTGGCTGGATCTGTTGCAACCGGGAATTGCACAGTACTCAGCTTTACAGGGCATTTCCAAACAGTTATGCTTCCGGCAAACTGCATCAAGTTCGACGTTGGGTAAATACCCACGTTCATGGAAGCGTACCTGAATGAGGACACCTGATCGGACCTAGATGTTGAAGTTGTTCCGAACATCGATGTAAAACCCGGATAATTAACGGGGTTAAACGTAGTCGCACTAGTAGGAAAAGTACCAGCAGGAACGCTAGCACTCCAGTAGGCGACTCCGGGGGTAGGTGCGATGAGTATAAAAGTGTCCTGTCCGGCAGTAAAGCTGATAGATTGATTGAGGACATCCTTTCGGCTGACCACTTTGCCTTCAAATCTATCAGGTATTCCCTTACCGGGGTCGGTGTTGAAGTCAGGTGGTGCAAATGCACATTTGAGAAACGCCAAACCAGGTTGACTTAATCTGGTTAGCGCCGCCATGTTCATTCCGCGCACACGTCGGCGATTACGCCTCGTGCGATTACGTCGGCGTCTACCATTACGTGGCACGTTTTGCTGTGGAACAGGCGCTGTTTGGGTTGTTGTGACGACAACGCGTTGAGCTCGTTGACGTCTTGGTCTGTTGTTATTAACCATTTTGGAACTTGGAATTGTTTAC